AGACCTTCGGAAATAGCGTCGGTTGCTTGAGCAAATAGTGAACCCTGTTCACTCTCATAATGAGTAGCTGGTGTACCAGCTGCCATGGCACCTGCAGCAGCCATCAAACCTGGATTACCAGGTGCAGCACGGCTGCTATTATTGGTACCACCGACTTTAGCCAAAGTCTCAATATGAAGAGTAGCTTCAATACCCAACGAAGTACCAGCTGGCGCACCCTCAACAGCAACAATAATAGTTGCCCAAGAATGCGTAATTTGGAACTGATTTCGATTAGCGTTGGCAAAACCACCAGTAATCTCATTCGCATCGGAGTAACGAAAAGCAGTTTGATCCAAAAACTTGTTCACAACTGTCAAAGGGCTCTGTGTCAGACTAGACAACGTAACCTTCCGATAAAACGGAAGGTCCCGCATCTGACCAACGGTTGTCGGGAATGGCCACGTAATCTGACCAAAAGTACCAGGTGCATACACGGCAATATGGACAAAGCCAGTTGCCGCAGTAGCAGCCAACGTAGAACTAATGCGGATACCGTGAGCAACCGTACGATAAGCAGTCGATGAGGCCTGGATGTTAGCAAGCTGAGCACAATCCAAACCACCTGTATACGTTGCAGGCCATGCCCAAGAACCAGCACCCTCAACAGCGGGTACTGAACTAGACGTGATAGAAGGATTAAAAAGAATAGCCTTCACATTAGACCCACTAACCAATGTCATACTCCATTCGTCGTTCAACAAAGCAGTATCTGATTCCATTGTATTGGAATCAGGTACCTTGACTCCACGAACAATCGGAAGAAAGGGGTCGATATGAGCCATCAAAAACGGAACCTTACGGATCGTCTTTGAGAGGGAAGTCAACCCCAACGGCGCTGGACGCCGGGGAGCTTGACGAATCGACGACGCACGACGACGTGCAGGACGACGTGTATACGTGGTGCGACGCTTGCGCGAATACGCGCCAGAGCGTGCGGAGGATCGTCGACGCGGCATTGTAAACAAACCACGTATTTGTATTTAAAAATAAAGAAAGAAAAGTCCAGTCACGCTGCGCTTAAACCGGAATGTTCTGAAATGAACTGAACTGAACCAGAGTTTGCTCTGAACTAAAGTTCAGATACTCCCCAAACTTCAAGTTGGCTCAGCTCAGTAGCTCCTAGGTAATAATGTGGGGGGGCTCTACTGAGCCAACCCCTCTGGACCTAGGAGCTAAAGCAGAGCACATCTCACTTTTCATTTTCCCATGGACTTCACAACCAAATTTAGAGGCTGGTGTTTCACGTTAAACAACTACACCCAAAAGGACGAAGAAAATATCCAAAATGTCATCGCAAGCTTCGCTCGCTATATCGTCTACGGACGAGAAGTGGCTCCCGAGACCGGAACTCCACACCTACAGGGATACGTTTACTTCCACAATCAACGCCAACGAAAGGCGGTCGCGAGGCTGCTTCCTCGTGCGCGCTTGGACGTGGCTAACGGATCGGGCAAGCAGAACCGAGACTACTGTACCAAAGAAGGGGACTTCTTCGAACATGGAGAAATGCCAGTCGACAAAACAGAAGCAAGAATGCGAGGTGGCCAGGCAAACGCAGCCAGATACGCCAACGCCGTACAACTCGCCAGAAATGGAGACATGGATACAATTCGAGAATCCGATCCACAGATGTTCCTCGTACATGGCGCAAGACTTGAGTCCATGTATGCACCCGAAACTCGCCCGCTCGAGGGCAGCCTACAACATGAATGGTGGGTCGGCCCTTCCGGTACAGGGAAATCTCGGCTACTTTGGGAAATATATCCGAAGCACTTTGCCAAAGCGCTCAACAAGTGGTGGGATGGATACCGACATCAAGATGTGGTCGCCATAGAAGAATGGAGTCCTAAAAACGATCTGACTGCGTCATCTCTCAAAAAATGGGCGGACAGATACCCATTCCCAGGTGAAATCAAGGGAGGTTGTCTACAAGGACTCAGACCAAAGAAAATAATCGTGTTGAGCAACTACACGCCTCAACAATGTTTTCTCAATCAAGAGGACCTGGGTCCAATACTCCGACGATTCACAGTAATCCACTTTCCAGCTGAAGTCAACCAAGCCAGATTCCGTGGTGCTGTCTTTGACATCCCCTCAGAACAACTGTTCGACCTTGACATCCAAACTGACGAATTAGAGCTAGTTGGCGTCGATATCGACGCTATTATGGCAGAACTTTAACTTTTATATACTTTATTGAGATTTGTAGTTTTAGAAATTGGAGGGGATGGGTATTTATCCAAGCCGCCTGATCGGCGGCCGTTTGAACCGCTTCGCTACGCTCCGCTACCCTGCCGGGGGCCAACGCCGACCTCGCTTCGCTCGCAGCGGCTATCAATAGATTGTCCATAGATCGTGGTGTTTATCCTCCGGCCCACGCTCCCCCCGCAACCTCCGCTCCGCTGCGGTGCTAGTGAGGCGCTGAGGCCTCACTGCATTAGGGGTGGGGTTGCACTTAGCTAAGTGCGCATGCGAACGTATAAAGTACGCATATATGTTATACGTTGTGTGGTACACGTACGTATACATACAAACTTCTATATAGTACCGATTATACTTGAATACTATATACTATACATTAATACACTGAACCCAACAGTGTACCGTCCCCCTCTTACAAGGGGGGGACGTAGTGGATGGAAAGTGTACGGATACACTTTGAGGGTACGTAACCTCGTCATTATTCAATTTGCCGAGTAACCCACAAGTGTAACCAAGTACCATGGCCCCTCCTGCTGAGAACGCCCAGTCCAACCAAGTCCTGTACGAGATGATGATGTTCGAGAGACGCGAAAATGAAGCATCGGCAATGCTCATCAAGGCCATGCAAGCACGCCTTGCTCACCAGCAGATCGAGATCGATTCACTCATCCGCGACAACCGCCAGCTCACTGAAGCGAACGTGCGTGGTGCGAACCTGGTGCAGATGAAGCATGAAGCAGGCGTCATGTTCGGGCAGTGCACCGACCGCTTTGCTGATATCTGTGGAACGATGAGACGCGAGATCCCGGAAGTCACGGCATTTGTGCCTGAACTTGAACGCATTATCCTGCGTGCGGACTTCGCGCATCACATGCTCCACGGGGTCAACTTCGTGGACCTGACTGCGGATGAAGAACTCGGTGAAGACACCGAATTAGAGAGTGATGAAGATGAAGTAGAACTATAGTCGTAACATCGCTACGCTTTGAGACTCCTTTAAGAGGGAATAAGACATCTCATCATACATAATAATATATATACATATCATAAAAGGACCAGTGGCGAAGCCACTGTCCCTTTTCTGTTTAACAAAAAGGAATATTTCTAAAACTACAAATCCTCATCTATGTCTTCAACATCCATAGACTCTCGGATAGCGAGAACGTTACCACCAGGGGTAGGTACGTTATCCCATTGAAACTGGCGAACCCAAGCATCGTTGCGAGGAACTTCGTAACGAGGACGCTTGGCACCGGTAAACCTATAACTCGTCTCGGGCTGAACATGTGCAACAATGTCAGCCATGCCAGGAGTTGGAAAACTCGAAACGGGTAAAGACGAATCTAACACATACCTAATTCGTCAGACGATATTGACCGTTAACATTCTGTGTACCAACACGGGCTCTGCCTCGTGAGGAAACAGCATTCAAGACAGCTGCAGCACCGTAATACACAGTATCACGGGCCGCGGTCCTGAGATTGGAAGCTCCCCACTCAGCAACTCCTTGCGCACCTGCTTGAAGACCTTCGGAAATAGCGTCGGTTGCTTGAGCAAATAGTGAACCCTGTTCACTCTCATAATGAGTAGCTGGTGTACCAGCTGCCATGGCACCTGCAGCAGCCATCAAACCTGGATTACCAG